TTAGTGTGATCTATAACAGTTTCGTTGGGATGTAAAATTGCAGGAAAGCCACCCTTGCCATCTATACCACCTGCTCTTGCTCCCATGCCTGTATAACCACCGCCATCAAAACTTTTGCCTTCAAAAAATGATTCAAACTTACTTGTTATAGGTTTTATTAACATTTGCTGTATAGCAATTCTTAAAAGCTGTTCAACAACATAATCTGCAAATGCTTTAAATTCTAATTTACCATTTTTAAGACCATCAACTATAGAATCTTCAAATTTTTTCATAGAAGAAACAACTGTATTTTCTAAACTGGTTTTTACATCCCCAAGTTGTTGATTAAATCTTTCTAATGGTGATAGTAAATTTGTTAAACCTGATTGACCATTTTCTCCTAAAGTTGTTATTGCTTCTCCACCAGCTAAAATCTTTGCAATCATTTCATCAAGTGTAAGATTCATTTTTTCTGCCATAGCTGTAAAAAATCCTATATCTTTTTCAGCTAAATCAGCAAGCTCACCACCAACTTTCATTAACTCAATTTTTACATCTATAATCTCTTTACCTAAATCATTAAATAATCCAAATAAAGATTGTCTAACCTCTAAAGTATGCTTTCTTGTTTTAAGCATAGCTTCTCTTACAGTTAAAAAACCACCCTCAACACTATTTGTAAATGCAGCAAGAGAATCAAAAAACCCAGCTACAGCTAATGCAAATTGTTGTAAACCTTGTAATAAACTTACAGCTATGTTTTGACCTAATGTTTGAAAGCCACCTGAAGCAGCATTTGCTTTAGTTAAGTTATCACTAAGTTCTGTACTTATTGCTTGTAATGCTGGTACAAAAGCAGCGAATACTTGATTTTTAACAGCACCAAGTTGTAAACCAATAACTGAAACAGAATCGTTAAACTTTTCTACATTTCTTATAGTTTGTTCATCAAGAATAATACCAAGAGTTTTAGCTCTATCAATAAAGCCATCTAAACCCTCTGATCCATTTCTAAATATTTCGCTAAATTGAATACCTGCTCTACCAAATAAATTAGCTAATACTGTTGCTCTTTCTGCTTCAGAACCTAATTCACCTAATCCATCAGCAGTTTCTTTTAAAATACCTTCAAAACTTTTTAGTGAACCATCAGAATTTTTTATATTTACCCCTAAGTCTTTAAATATATCTGCTTGTGTTTTTAAACCCCTACCTGCATCACCTATTGATCTTGCAAATTTTTCTAAACCTTTTTGTGTTTGTTCTATAGTAGTTCCTGATTCTATAGCAGCTAATTGAAAAGCCTGTAATGTTTCAGTAGCAATACCAGTTCTTGATGCTGTCTTGCCCAAAGTATCAATATAATCAAATGATTTTTTAACTAATAAAGCTAAAGCACCAGCAGCAGCAACAGCAGCTAGACCAACACCACCAATAAGTTTAGCAGCACCTACAGCAGCACCACCAACTGACTTTAAGCTATTCTTAACTTTGTCAAAAGCAGCTTTAGTCTTGTTTACAGCAGTTAACTCAAACTTTATTTTTTTATTTGCCATTATTCCTTTGCCTTTCTTCTACTAATTCAAAGTATGCTATCCATCCTTGATATTCATGGATGCTAATTTGTTGTAACTCCGCTAAAGTCTTTCCTAGTTTTTCAGCTAGTGCATATTGCGAATATAAATTAACATCCTGTATTAGTTTTTTTTAACATCCTCAATCGGCTCTTGCCCCATAATTTGAGTTGCTACTTTTACTAATACTTCTTGATCTACATTATTTAATAAAGAACTTTTATCATCTAATGTAAATAATTTATCTCCATTTTCATCAAGTGCTTTATAGATAAGTACATAAGCCATCATCGTTAGATCATCATTCTTACTCATTTTATAAAGTTTAGAAGTTTCACTAAGCGTTAATGGCTTACTGTAAATTTCTAAAGGCTTATCTTCTTCACCCCATTCAGGCACTTTTATTACCTTTACATCTTGCTCTGCAAAATGCGTTTTAGCTCTCTCAATAGCTTTCATGGTTAACTGTAAGTAGTTGTTGTTAAACCACCAGTACCTTGAACAGTAATAGTAGATTCTACTAAACCATCAAATGATGATGTTATAGATTTACCAGTTACTATAGCAGTTCCAGTAAGTTTCACATCGCCACTAGCTGATCCTTCAGGTGCAAAGTTTAATGTTACAGATGATCCAACTGCTAATGCCACTTGTCCATTAGTATCAGCTTCATCATAAAGAACATCAACTGATCCACTAAAGTCCTTTATAGAAGCTAAGTATGATTTTGAAGCATCGCCCATTGAAGTATCTTCAACAGTATCAATAGTTTCATCAATACTAAAACCTCTAATCTCGCCAATAGCATTAGAGCCTACTTGGACTGTTCCTTCCTTTCCTAAGTGTGTTGCCATTTTTATTCCTCGTTATGTTTAGAAGAAGATTTTGGTTTATCTTTCGATGGGGTTGCTTCTTCTTTCCAACCCTTTTCTTTAAAATACTCCACTTTATCAGGATGAGCATCTATAGAACTTTTACCATTTGGTGAAATCATTTTCATAATTGTTTCCTTTTCATTAACAAACTATAGTTTGTTGTTTATAAATATTAATTATACCGCTATATCAGGTCTTGTTTCATTGACATAGTAGTTAGTTAAAAATGTGAGAACAGCATAACTTAGCGGTTGTTCTCCCTCTGTATTATATTCTATACTTGTTGATTGTAAAAAACAGTCTTTTGCAAGTCCATTTAAGGTTGTATCAGCACTTATGGCTATCTCAATTTCTTTACAAATTTTATCAACCTCATCATCAAAGTTACTGGTTTGTTTTACATAAACCTCAACAATTAGCTCTAGTTCCCTACTCATAAGCCTATCTGTACTTATTACTAAAGGTTCTGAAGTTTCATTTTTAGTATAAATAACTAAAGCTGGTAAGTTTGTATTTTCTAAAGGATATATTCTTGTTTCAAAAACATTAGTACCAGTAGTCGTAAGATTGTTTAAAACTGTACCTGCTCTTTCTCTAATTTGTTGTCTTATATGATTAGCCATTATATTTCCTCTAACATCAATGCAGAAAAACCTGTACGATCTGATTGAATATTAACGACTGTATAATTTTGTGCTGCTTTTAAAGTATTACCATCAACATCTTTAATAGCAGACACATTTAAAGTATTACCAAATGCAATATTTGGTACATCTATAGTTCTGCAATATGCAATAGGCTTTAGTGCTTCAACACCAGTACCTTCAACCTGTTCAACATATTCATTATTTATAATTATATTTATAGTTGTTGATGAACCGCCTGATGTATAAGAAGCTGTTACCCCATGACCAAAATTTATATCTAAATAAGCCAACATATCTTCTTCAGTTTCAAGCATATATTGAGACATTATGATTTCTCCAATACAAGGCTTATAAAACCTGTATTATCAGGTTCTATTGTTTTAATAAAAAAGGTTGTTTCAGGCGTAATTGTATTGCCTTTGTTTGTTGTTATTGCATTAACAACTAATTTATCACCTTGCGTAATATCAGGTGCATCAGTAGATTTTATTATTGCGGTAGGTTGAAAACCCTCAACTGATATAGATTCACCGCCAATGCTTATATAAGGTTGATCTATGATTAAATTTATTAATACTGATAAGCCATCATCAATAAGTGCTAAAGTATCAATTAATGGGAAATTATCAAATAATTTACCTGTTTCAAAATAAGTGCCAGTAACACCATGACCTGTTGTAGCATCAAGGAAAGAAGAAAAATCTCTAGCACTCTCAATAGCCATTATTACTTACTTCTTTTTTTGACTTTTGTTTCTGATTTCTTTAAACCAACACTTCTATCACTTTCTTTTTTTGGTTTGCCTTTGTATTCTTCAGCTTTACCATAACCAACAAGTGATCTTCCTTCATCAATAGTAAGTTCTACCACATCACCTGCTTTCACTTTTTCTTTGTTAGCTACTGTATCTTGTAAAATTAAATATTTCATTTTTTCACCTTTTGTAAGATGGGTGGAAATTAATCCACCCATATTGTTAGTATTCAAAACCACTTAATTATGAAGCAGCACAGAAACTTACAGCGTGTCTAACAGCAGTATCAACTGACTGTAAAGCAACAACTCTTACTGTACCTGAAGTTGAATTGCTATATGGATCAACAACGATGTCTAATCCACCAAACATTCCAATTAATAGGTCGCTAAAGTTACCAAATACATAGTTGTTTGCAGTTAATTGTGGTGAAACAACAACTTTATAGCCATTGATTTCATCATTAACAGCTACAAATTGTGCTGTATTGGTTGCTTTTTCTGTAGTTTTTAATGTTCCATAGTTAGTTGGATGCACTATATAAGCTAAATCACCAAGTAAAGCATTATCAACTCTTACAGCAGTTTCCATTGAAACCATTTCTGCAAATGTTGGAGCAGCAGCACTAGAAAGTGATACTGAATTAATGCCTGAAGTATTAGTAATACCAGTTGGATTACCTGAACTTCCTGATCCTTCTAAAGCACCATCATCAATAGCAATAGCCATAGATTGTGCTAAGTC